GGCGACTCCCGCCTGGACATCACGCTGCACGCCGCCGACGGCACGCCCGAACTCGGCATCCGGATCCCCGAGGGCGCGACCGACACGACCCTCCGGCTGCAGTATCACGACGGATTCTCGTGGCAGGTCGTCAACACCGGCATCCCGATCGTCCGCACGGCGGGTTACATCGTGCAGCTCTCCTTCGTGCAGGGCGAGCCCGTCGGCGTGACGGTCAATAATCTTTCGGTCGAGGGATCGACCGCCGCACACCTCAAGGCGTGGACCGATGACGGCACCGTCTTTGCCGGGCTCCCCGCCGAGACGGGCTACATGCAGATCGCGGCAACGCTGAATGTCGAAAGCGCCACCGCGTTCAGTTGGTGGGGCCCGCAGTACGCGGCCTCTCTGCCGATGCTCATCGAGTCCTCTTACACAAACACCACCGCCGGGAGCGGCGGCCTGGTCCGCCCGGTCAGCAGCACGCCGGGATACTGGGCTCGGCGGGCCTATGACGCCGAGATGGGGCGCGGCGAGGCCGCCTCGGGCTTCGGTCTCTACTCGCTGCCCTCGGGTCCGTTCTGCTGCTACGGACGGTCGGGGATGTCAATCGAGGACTTCCTGACCTACTCGCTCGAAGACGATGCTGATGCCTGGGTCTCGGCAAGTCGATCGTTTCCGCTCCACATCATCGATGGCAAGATCAACGGCACGGTAAACGAACTCGGCAACCTCTCCGGCATACAGGCCCCAACACAGACGCTCATCGCAGCGTACCGCTCCGGTGGCGGCAATCTCCTGCTCGGCCCGACACCGACCCCCTCCGCGTTCGCCTCGTATGTCGCCGATCGCGTGTCGAACCACCTGGCGATAAACGAGTGGGAGCGCGACCTCAACGCGGCGGGCTCGCTCGGCGGGCTCGGGTTCTTCGACCTGGCCGAGGTCTTCGGTGGCGAGTCCGAGGCGACCGAGGCCGTCCGTCTCGACGAGGGCAATGTCCACCCTCAGGGGAACAACGGGTCGAGAGCGTACCTCTGGGGTGTTTACCAGGGGGCCGGGCCGGCGATCAATCCCCCGGCCAGCGGCGGCACCGAGGCCGCCATCATGGCGCTCGGTCGACGCCGGCGGCGATGAGAGCAGACAGGGCCACGGATGGCGGTGGGACTCTTTGGACAGGTCGATTCCGCCTACGGCCGCCACCGCGAGCGCATGGCCGGCCGCGCGGCGGAGGACTCCCGGACCGCGCGTGACATCGGCCCGATCCCGCCGGTCGAAACACCCGACCGACGCGAGGCCTGCCGGCTCGACCTGCGTATGTTCTGCGAGACATACTTCCCGCAGATCTTCCAACTGGCCTGGTCGCCGGATCACATCCGCGTCATCGGCCTGATCGAGTCCGCCGTCCTCCGCGGCCAGCTGGCCGCCGTGGCCATGCCGCGAGGCTCGGGCAAGACCAGCCTGCTCGCCGAGGTCAGCCCGATTTGGGCGACGCTCTACAGCCACTGCCGGTACACCGTCATCATCGGCGCCGAGAACGACCACGCCAGACAGATCATCGAGGCGATCCTGGTCCAGCTCGAGACCAACGAGCGGCTCGCGGCGGACTTCCCCGAGGTCTGCTACCCGATCCGTCGGCTCGAGGGCATCCGCCAGCGGGCCGCCGGCCAGTTGAGCCGGGGCTGGAGCACGCGGATCCGCCTGACCGAGCGAAAGCTGGTCATGCCGACCGTCGAGAACTCGCTGGTCTCGGGATCTGTCATCCAGGCGGCCGGGATCACCGGCCGGATCCGCGGCATGAAACACGCCCTCGCGGACGGGTCTAGCGTCCGCCCCGACCTGGTCCTGATCGACGACCCCCAGACCGACGAGAGCGCCAAAAGCCCCTCGCAGATCCAGGCCCGCGAGGCCGTGGTGGACAACGCCATATTGGGCCTGGCCGGACCCGGGAAGTCGATCGCGGGCCTGGCGGCGATCACCGTCATCGAGCCCGATGACCTGGCCGATCGCCTGCTGAATGTCGAGAAACACCCGGAATGGAGGGCCGAGCGATGCCGGGCCCTGTACGAGTTTCCGACCCGGATGGACCTCTGGGAGGCCTACGGCGAGCTCTACCGGGCGGGCCTGCCCACGGGCGACACGGAGACCGCCGCCGCTTTTTACCGCGACCGGCGGGCCGAGATGGACCTGGGGGCCCGCGTCGCCTGGGAGGCCCGCTACAAGCCCGACGAGGCCTCGGCGCTCGAAGGCGTGATGCGGGTCTACCTGGCCAAACCCGCGATGTTCTTCGCCGAACTGCAGAACGAGCCGATCCGCGAGGGCGTGGACGAGGAAACGGCGATCCTGAAGCCCGACGAGGTCCAGGAGCGGGTATCCGGGGTGCCGAGAGGGCTGGTTCCCGACGAAGCGGAGTTTCTGACCGCGTTCGCCGATGTCCAGGGCCGAGCCCTGTTCTGGGTCGCGATCGCGTACGGCAAGGGATTCGACGCCTGGATTGTCGACTACGGGACCGAGCCGGACCAGGGCCGCGCCTACTTCACCCTTCGCGACATCAAGCGGACGCTTAAGCGGGCGGCGCCAGGAGCCGGCCAGGAGGGCGCGATCACGGCCGGCCTGGAGCGGCTCGCCTCCCGCCTCCTGGACCGCGAATGGAAGCGACACAGCGGCGGCGTCGTGCCCTTGGACTTGTTCATGGTCGACGCGAACTGGAGCACCGAGACCGTTTTCAGCTGGGCCCGCTCGACCCGGCACGCGGCCCGCGTCATGCCGAGCCGAGGCCGATACTACGGGGCAAGCTCCAAGCCTATCCACGACCGGACGAAGAAGCGCGGCGACCGCATCGGCCCGGGCTGGTTCATCGCGGCCCCCGGCGGCCGTCGGGCTATTCGCGAGGTCGTCTGGGACACAAATTTCTGGAAATCGTTCACCTGGGCCCGACTGACCACGCCCAGGGGGGACCGGGCCGCGCTCTGGCTCCCCGGAACCACCGCCGACGCCAAGAGTCACCGCATGCTCGCCGAGCATCTGACGGCCGAGGAGCGGCAGCGGGTTACCAGCTCGGGCGGCCGCACGGTCGACGAGTGGAAGGTTCTGCGGGGGCGCGACAACCACCTGCTCGACGGCGTGGTCGGCTGTTGCGTCGCCGCTTCGGTCGTCGGCGCGGCCCTTCTGGAGGGCGAACGGCGCGAGGCCCCCCGGGAACGCGCCCGTCCGACCAAAAGCCTGCGTGAGCTCCAGGCGGAGCGGAGGGCCGGGCGATGACCGCCGACCGCGGCCTGAAATGCCCCCGCTGCCACTGCCCGATGAGCGACGTCGTCCGCACGACCAAGGTCCTGGGCAAGGTCCGCCGTCGCCGCGTCTGCGGCTGGTGCGGAGCGGCCTATTTCACCGTGGAGACGGTCGCCGGCGTCGCGGCCACGCAGAAAGGCGCACATATGCGCCAATCTGATCGCGACCGCGAAGACGAGGACCAGGACGGCTGACCGGCGCGGCATGATCGGGCATGCCCGAGACGGTCCGCGAGAACCTGGAAGAGTCGGCCAAGGGCCCCAAGGTCATCGAGACCGACGGCCTGCGCGTCCAGGAGCACGATCCGGCCGCGCTGATCCAGGTCGATAAGTACCTGGCCAAGCAGGCCAATGCGGGCGGCTCAAGCCTCCCGATCCGGCTCGCCAGGCTCAACCCCGGGAGTGCGGTCCGATGATCGACCGCCTCCTGGCCAAGCTCGGCCTGGTCCGCCGCTCCCCCGAGCGGGTCGAGGGGCCGGCCTCGCGCGTCTCGGTGGACAAGGCCTGGAGGCTCTTCGCCGGCTACGACTCGGCCAAGAGCGACGGCGCCAACGCGAGGCACTGGTCGAATTCGGACAACCTGGCCGCCTGGAGCGCGAACTCCCCCGAGGTCCGGGAGGCCCTGCGGAACCGGGCCCGGTACGAGGCGGCCAACAACAGCCTGCTCGCGGGCATGCTGCGGACGCTCGTGCAACACACCGTGGGCGCCGGACCGATGCTCCGGATCGACACCGGCGACCGCGACGCGGACCGGCAGATCGAGGATTCATTCGCTGCCTGGGCCCGCCGGGCCCGGCTCGGCGAGAAGCTCCGGATAATGCGGCGATCCAAGTGCGTCGACGGCGAGGCCTTCGCCCTGCTCGCCACGAACCCGCTCTACGAGGGCGTCAGCCTCGACCTGCGGCTGATCGAGGCCGACCAGATCGCGACGCCCGACCTGCCGGCGGCCGACCCGCTCCGGATCGACGGCGTCCGGTTCGACCGGGCGGGCAATATCGTGAGCTACGACCTGCTCAAGGCCCACCCGGGTGACGACCGGGCCCTGGGCAATACCCTCGACTACGAGGTCATTCCCGCCGAGCAGATGCTCCATTACCGACACGCGGTGCGTCCGGGCGAGGCCCGCGGCGTCAGCGAGCTGACCCCGGCCCTGGCCCTCGGGGCGATCCTTCGCCGCTACATCCTTGCCACCCTTCTCAACGCCGAGCTGAACGCCAATATCGCCGGAGTCATGGAATCCGACGCCCCCGAGGGCGCGGCACCGTTGGACCCGCTGGACGCGATCGAGCTGGAGCCCGGCCACCTGCTGACCATGCCAGACGGGTGGAAGGCCAAGCGCCTCGGCCCCGAGCAGAATGTCACCGGGCTGAAAGAGTTCCGCCGGGAGATCGTGAACGAGTTCTCCCGCTGCCTGGACATGCCATTGTCGATCGCCCTGGCGAGCAACGACGGCCAGAACTTCGCCTCGGGCAAGCTGGACCACGGCGTCTATTACGCCTCGATCCGAGTCGAGCGGCGGGAGATCGAGGCCTCGGTCCTGCACCCGGTCTTTGCCGCCTGGATCCGCGAAGCGGCGCTGATCCCGGGCCAGATCCCCCGCGGGATCAGGATGGATCAGGTCCGGCACGCCTGGCGGTGGGACGCGCTGACCAGCGGAGACCCCGAAAAGGACGCCAAGGCGGCGGAGATCCTGCGCCGCAGCAAGCTGCTCAGCCTGGACCGCTATTTCTCCGAGGCCTACGGCGCGGACTGGGAGCGTGAGCTGGAACAGGTCGCCCGCGAGCGAGACTACGCCGACCAGCTCGGCGTGAACATCGATTCCCTGGCGGTCGGCGGGGCCCCGGGGTCCCGCGACAAGGCCGCGGTCGGCGCCGAGGGAGAGGAGGACGACGCGTGAGCCGCCAAGAGCTGATCATCCAGGCCGCCTACGACCCGGGCACGCTCCGGGCCGGGTTCACGCTGGATTCCGGGCTGGCGGTCACGCTGGAGGCCGCGGACGGCGACGCCCCGCGGCTCTCGATGCTCGCCTACACCGGTGCCCCGATGCGGTTCGCCCAGATCCCCCACCCGGTCGTCGTCGACCTGGCCGGGGTCACCAGCGAGACCCCCGAGATCCCTCTGCTACGCGGGCACAACCACGCCGAGCCGGTCGGGCACGGCTCGATACGGGTCGACGCCGCCGGCATCCATGTCGACGGCGTCCTCAGCGGGGCCGGGACCCCGCGAGAGGATGTCCTCGCGAGCGCCAAGCGGGGCTTTCCCTGGCAGGCCTCGATCGGGGCAAGGGTCGTCGAGGCCGAGCTGGTCAAGGCGGGCAAGCGGGTCACAGTCAACGGCCGGACCTTCGACGGGCCCATCGTGGTCGCCCGTAAAACGGTCGTCTACGAGGTCAGTTTCGTCGCCCTCGGTGCGGACCGGGGCACCACCACGCGCATCGCCGCGAGCACGGAAGGAAACCCCATGAAGTTCGAAGACTGGCTGAAAAAGCTCGGCCTGGAGGCGTCGAAGCTGACCGACGAGATGAAGGCCTCCCTGGAGCAGGCCTGGAAGATCGAGAAGGGCGAGCTACGGATCGTCGCGGCCCGATCGGGCCGCGAGGGTCACGAGGACCCGGACCGCGACGACCTCGCCGAGGAGGCCGGGAAGATCATCGGCGAGGTCCGGGCCCAGTACGCCGCCGAGCAGAAACGCATTTCGGCCGTCCGGGAGCTCTGCGGCGAGGCCAACGCCGACATCGCCGCCGAGGCCATCGAGAAAGGGTGGACCCCCGAGCGGACCGAGCTGCAGCTCCTGCGGGCGAGCCGGCCCACCGTGGATCTGGCCGCCCGCCGTGGCACCGCCGGCCAGCCGGTCAACACCACGGTCCTCGAGGCCGCCTGCATGATCAGCCTGGGCTACGACGACGAGGCGACGCTCAAAGCCTACGGCGAGCAGACCATGAACCAGGCGGACCGGTTCCGCGGCATCGGCCTCCGGGACCTCGCCCTTATGTCCGCCCGGAACGACGGGGCGGATGTCCCCAGCGTCTTCGGCGATGGCCGCTCTGTGATCGAGGCCGCGACCTCCACCCGCTCGCTCTCCTCGGTCGCCTCGAATGTCGTCGGGAAGATCGCGCTGCGGATCTACGAGGCCCACGAAATCGTCGGGTTCCAGATCGCCCGGACCCGGAATGTCCCGGACTTCAAGCAGGTAGAAGCCTACCGCCTGACCGGCACCGGGCAGTGGGAAGAGGTCGGCAAGGACGGCACGCTCAAGAGCGGCACCCTCGACGACGACCGCTACACCAACCAAGCCACGCTGCACGGCCAGGTCCTCGGGATCGACTACAAGGACTTTGTCAACGACGACCTGGGCATCCTGAACGACATCGGCACACTCCTCGGGCACTCCGGCGCCTCGCTCATCGACCATAAGCTTTTTACGCTGATCCTCGCGAACACCGGGTCGTTCTTTCACAGCGACAACGCGAACCTCCTCACCGGGGCCGGCTCCGCGTTCGGCCTGACCGGTCTCGCCAACGCCCGTAAGGCTTTCCGGAAGCTCAAGGCCGGCCCGGGCGCCAAGGCCAAGGACGATCGTCCGATCCAGGTCAACCCCAAGATCCTCCTGGTCCCCCCCGAGCTGGAGACCGACGCCGAGGCCCTGCTCAACTCCGCCGGCGTCAACCTCACGGGATCGACCGCGGCCGAGAAGGCCGACGGAAACCCGTGGCGCAACAAGTACCAGCTGGTCGTCGCGCCGCACCTCTCCGACGCGAGCTACAGCGGCTACTCGGCGGCGGCCTGGTATCTCCTGGCCGACCCGAGCATGGTCGCCGCGCTCGAGCTCGCGTTCGTCGGCGGGGTCCGGACCCCGACCGTCCGCCGCGTCCCGGCCCCGTACAACAGCCTCGGCCTCTTCTACCAGGGTTACCTCGCCGTTGGCGCCGCGTTTGTCGACCCGAAGGGCGCCCAGAAGTCCGCCGGCTCGTAATGACCCTTTTTCCCGCCGGCCCGGCCCGCCCCAACGGCGGGCCCGGGCTTTTCCGATTCACCCACCCACCGAAAGGATCATGATGAGCACTTTCGTCGCAGAGATCAAGGTCAACAAGGCGACCGTCGACTACACCCCCGGCAGCGCGACGGCGGCCGGGGTGGTCGTGGTCGCGGGCAGCCTTATCGGCGTGGTCGTCTCTGACCTGGCCGCGGCCGAGAAGGGTGCCCTCTGCATAGAAGGCGTCATCGAGATCCCCAAGCCCACCGGCGCGGGAACCGATTACAGCCGGGGGGACCCGATCTATTGGGACGCCGCGGACACGAACGGGCAGGACACCGCCGACTCGGGCACCAACAAGCGGATCGGAACCCTCCTCGAAGACCGGGCCACGACCGACACCCACATGCAAATCTGGTGGCAGCAGTTCTGATCACGGGGGGTGAACCGTGGCCGACCGGCGGGTCTCCGCCATCACGCGACTCGCGACCGTCCTGGCCGACCACGCCGGCCAGACGGTCGTTTACGCGCGTGGCGATGACGAGGCCAGCCTGGTCGGCACATTGACCAGCCCGTCGAGCCAGAGCGAGGCCGCCCGGCTCGGCACCGCCGCGGGGCTCGACCTCTCCGCGGTGGATCTGGTCATCCAGGCCGCCGACCTCGTCCTCGACGGCTCGCCCGTCACGCCCCAGGTCGGCGATGCCGTCACGGCGACGATCGCCGGCTCGGCCCACCTGTTCACCGTCAGCCGCGACGGCGGCGAGGACTGCTACCGCTACAGCGACGGCGCGCGCGTGCTGATGCGGATCCATCTCCAGCATGTCAAGGAGATCAAATGATGCCCGACCCGCTCATCCGACTCCCCGCCTGGGTGATCCAGACCATCATCCCGATCGCCGGGCAACTCATCGTCCTGGTGATCGCGATCGCCGTGCTAAACAAGAGCGTCGAGGTCAACAGCGAGGACATCGTCGATCTGCGGCAGTCCGACCTCCTGACGGCCGATATGATGCGGCAGAGCTCGGCCACGCTGGAGCGGACCGCCGCCCTGGTCAGCCAGATCCAGGAGCGGCAGCGCGAGCAGGCCGAGGACATGCGCGAGATCCGGGCCCGGGTCATCGGGCCGGGGGCCCGGCCATGAGCGCCCCCACGATCGCCCAGCTCCGGGCCGCGGTCAAGGCCAAAATCGACGCGATGGGCCTGGGCGTGACCGCGGTCGAAGCCTGGCTCGGCGCCCGCCGCATCGAGGAGATCGAGCAGACCCTCGTCGAAATCGTCGTAACAGGGCTTCGGCACGAGCCGGACACCAAGGACGCCGCCGTCCTGAACCGCCTGGTCTCGGTCATCGTGCGCAAGCGGCTCGCCGAGGCGGGCTCGGTCGCCGAGGCCGACGCGGTCGTCCAGCTCGCCGAGACGATCGGACGCAACCTGCTCAACGGGGACCTCTCGGTCGCGGCCGACCCGATGGCCCTGGAGAGCGAGCCCGTGTTGGAGCCCGGCGCCCTGAGCGAGTACGGCGTGGCCGAAGCGATCGCGACGGTCACCTATGTGAGTTACGGAGGCTGAACATGGCCGCGAATCCCGCGATTTTCCGAGGCTCGGCGGACATCGACGATTCGGCGTTCGAGCCGATCAACGCGACGAGCCTGGTCTGCTCGGGCCTGCTAAAGATCAACACCGACAACACCGGCACGGTCACGGTCCGCTACGCAGAAGACACCGATCATGAGGTCGTCCTCGAGGCCGGATCCAGCTGGCCACTGGTCAATGTTGACCTCGCCAAGATCGAGCTGCAGGCCTCCGCGGCCAACCAGGGCTACCAGTTCGTCGGCGACACCTACCGGGGGTTCCCGGGATGATCACCATGACCGTGGACCAGTATAAAGCCTCGTTCTTCGACCGCGAGAAGGTCACGCGGGCCGTCGATCGCGGCCGCCGTCAGGCCCTCGCCCGCTCCGGCGGGCTGATCCGGACCACGGCCCGCCGGTCGATGCGGCGTCGCCGCGGCCGGTCGAGGCCCGGGCAGCCCCCGCACGCCCACGCCGGGCAGCTCCGCGATCTGCTGTTCTTCGCCTACGACGATCGCACCCGCAGCGTCATCGTCGGCCCGGCCGCGTTCCCGCGGCGGACCGGCGTTCCCGGCCTGCTGGAGTTCGGCGGGCGCACCCGCGCCCCCGCCTGGTGGATGGGGAGCCAGACGCATCTCACGATCCAGGCCCGCCCGTACATGCGGCCCGCGCTCGAGGTGGCGAGGACCCACCTGGCCGGGCACTGGCGAGGCGTGGTCCGCAACGCCGCATAGGAGCACCCCATGGCCCGTAAATCCGGTCGCGTCGGAAGTCTCGAGATCCAGGCCGACGGCGTCGGCGGTAACGGCGGCTGGAACGCCGTCACCCTCAAGAGGGATCTGTCCATCACCTCCGAGGCCGCCAAGCAGGACGCCTCGGCCTCCGAAAGCGTCAATGTCTACATCCCCGGCCCGATCGACCTGGTCATCTCCGGCCAGATCCCGACGGACACCGCGGACACCCAGTACCAGGCCCTCCAGGCCTCGTTCGAGGCCCGGACCACGATCGGGTACCGCGCGCTCGACACCGTCAGCACCGGCGCTGGCTGGGTCTTCGACGGCGTTTTGACCAAGTTTGACGAGACCAAGAACCGGGGTGACATCCAGATGACCACGATCGAGATCGTCCCCGCGCCGTCGGCCACCGCCCCCGCCTGGAAGGACCCGACCTGATGACCCGCATCCCCTCCACCTTCACCGACGGGCAGGGCGTGCTCCGCCGGGTCCGCCTCGACACCGCCCTGATGGAGCGGGCCCGGGACGAGCTCGGCGTCGACCTCATGGAGATCTACACCGGCCAGCTGGTCACCAGGCTCAGGACCGACCCGGTCATGCTCGTCAAGCTCGCCTACCTGCTCACCGAGGCCGGGGACGAGCCCGCGGACTACGCCCGGGCGGTCGGCCCGGTGATCGGCGACCTCTGCCAGGCGGTCATCGAGGGGATCGCCTCTTTTTTCGACGGCCTGACGAACGGGGCCGCGAGCCGGATCGCCCGTGCGAGCCAGGAGACGCTCGACCGGGCGACGACCCTCGCGATGACCCGTCTCGCCGGACCGAGCGACGAGGAGCTGACCCGGCTGATGGACCAGGTCCTGGCCCGGCTCAGCTCTGGGGGGCCCTCTGGGGATTCGCGGGGATCGTCGGGGTCCACCCCGGACCCTTCACCTTCGGGCAGCTCGCCTGCATGGCCGAAGCCCGACGCAGCCACGACTGGGACCTCGTCTCCAGCCTGCTCGCCAGCATGAGCACCATCGCCAGCGGCAACGAATACAGCCCGCTGGAGTTCCACCCGTTCCGGCACTCGGACCTGCCCAGCGTCGCGGACCTGAAACCTGAGGACCTCCCATGAACCGCCCGCTCCGCCTCGTCGCCTGCCTCGCCCTGGCTCTGATCCAGACCGCCTGCACACTCCCGGAGGGCCAGAGCCCGGGCGAGGCGACCGCCGCGGCCCAGGCGATCCTGGACCGCCTCGAGGCCGAGCGGGCCGCGATCGCCGAACAGGTCTCGGTGGTCGACGCCCGCCTCGCGGAGATCCAGGCGGCCGCCCAGGAGACCAGCAGCGGGGAACTGGCGACCATCGCCGTCAACCTCCGAGCCAAGGTCGACGAGGGCCGCGAGCTCCTGGACCGGCTCGACCGGGGCATCGAGACCGCCAAGTCCAGCCTCGCGGCCGCGCCGGTCTACACCGACACCGCCTCACAGCACCTGAGCAACGCGGGCGCGATCGCCCAGGGCGTCGGCGCCGTCCTCCCCCCGCCGTTCGGGGAGATCGCCGGGCTGGTCGGTATCCTGCTGGGCGGGGCCGCGGCGGCCCGGGCCCGGTCCAAGGCCCGCCTGGCCACGGAGTCCGTCTCCGACGCCCTCGCCGGGTTCGATCGCTGGTTCGACAGCCAGGCCGCGAGCTCGGTGGCCGACGCGGCCCGGGCCCGGGAGGCCTGGTCCTCGATCCAGGGCGCGATGAGCGCGAAGACCAAGCAGTTCGTCCGGACCCACGCCTCCTACCCCGTGGAGTGATCGTTGACGAGTTCGCGGGCCATCCGGGCGGGCGAGGCCTATGTCGAGCTCCTCGGCAAGGATTCGCACCTCAACCACACGCTCGAAAGCGCCCGCCGGCGGCTCGCGGCGTTCGGGACCTCGGCACGGACGCTCGGGGTTTCGATGCTCGCCGCGAGCAGCGCGGCGGTCGCCCCCATCGCCGCGATCAGCATCAAGGCCGCCAGCGACGCCGAGGAGATCCGCAATCGGTTCCGCCTGGTCTTCCGCGAGGGGGCGGACGAGGCCGGCCGCTTTGCCGATGCCCTCGGCGAGGCGGTCGGGCGTTCTGGCACCCGGCTCCGGGCGACCATGGCGAATTTTCAGTCGTTCTTCGTCGGCCTGGGGTTCGGGGCCGACCAGGCCTCGCTGCTCAGCCGCCGCATGGCGGAGCTCAGCCTGGACTTCGCGTCCTTCAACAATCTGAGCGACGACGAAGCCTCAAACCGGTTTATCGCGGCCTTGTCCGGATCCGGCGAGGTCCTCGACCGGTTCGGCATCAACATCAAGCAGGCCGCGCTGGACCTGGAGCTGCAGCGGCTCGGGCTCGCCGCGAGCACCGCGGCCGCGGACGAGCTGAGCAAGGCCGTCGCCAGGACCAGCATCATCGCGAGGGTCATGGGCGATCAGGGCGCCGTCGGCGACGCCGTCCGGACCTCGGACGCCTGGGCGAACCAGATGCGGCGACTGAATGATGAGCTCTTTGATCTTCGGGCCTCGATCGGCTCCTCCCTGATCGGCCGGTTCACCGGGTATCTGCAGGCCCTGAACGGCGTGGTCGACTCCACCCGCGACTGGCTCGCCACGAATCCCCAGGTTATCGACAGCGCCGTCCGGGTCGCCGGGGCGGTCGCGGCCGCGGGCGCGGCAATCGCGGGCCTGGGCGTGCTCGCCCTGGCCGCGAGCAACCCGGCCCTCCTCCTCGCGGGCTCGGTCGCCGCCCTGGTCGGCGCGATCGCCGGCACCCGAGACGGCCGAGACGCGTTCCGGGAGCTCGGCCGCGAGCTGGGCGAGACCGCCGGCCTGGTCACGCAGCTCCTGGCCGCCGGGCAGATCGAGGCGGCGGCCAAAGTCGCGGCCGCCGGCGTCCGCCTCGCGTTCCTCCGCGAGTTCGAGCGGATCGGATCGGACTTTGACCACTTGGTCGACGACATGGCGGGCAGAGAGAACACCCGGCAGGGCGTCGTTGACAGCATCGCCCAGGGCATGGTCGCCGTCCCCGGGCTCTTCGACCGGGCCAAGCGGATGGCGGTCGACACCGGCCTCGAAGCCCAGCGGATCTGGCTGGATTTCTTCAACTACACCGACCAGGCCGAGGCCGTGGTCGCCGAGCAGGATCGCCGCCGGGCCCAGCTCGACTACCACCGGCGGACCGGCCAGCTGCTGGAGGGCAACACCCTGGCCGAGGCCCAGGACCTGATCACCGACCTCTCCAGAGAAGCCGAGGCACGCGAATCCGGCGCTGTCCGCGAGGCCCGCCGCGAGATCGAGCAGTACCGCCGCGAGCTGGAGCAGTCCCTGGCTCGTGGCCGCGAGGCCCGGGCCTCCACCGAGGCCGAGCGTACCACCCAGGCCGAGAGCGATCGCCGCCGCCTCCCCTCCGTCTCGGCCGCCGTCGGCAGCCTGAGCGCCTCGTCCGCGCTGCAGGCGATGTTCGGCGTCGCCAACGACCGCATCCTCAACAAGATGGGCAACATCGAGTCCGTCGTCAGAGAGATCGCTCGCAACACGGAGAACCAGGGGGTATTCCGGTGATCGAGGTCCATCCCCGCCGACGCGGCGAGAACAAGTTCGGGCCCGCCGGCGGCTCCCTGTTCTACCGCGCGATCGCCACCGACCCCGCCAACGAGGGTCTCGCTGAGGTCCGCGAGGCGGTCGGCCTCCAGGCCCCGCCCGAGTACGACGGGTTTAGCCTCTCTGGGATCGAGGCGACCGAGGTCGTCGCGGTCGGGCCGCGGCACCTGTACCACTGCGAGGCCCGGTACGGCGCGGGCTCGGGGTTCACCGCGCTCCCCACGAACACCCTCGTCTCCTACGCCGGCACGCTCACGACCGAGACGATGAACCGCTCCCACGCGGTCGTCAGCTCCGGCCGGAGCGGCGGCGCGGGGCCCGCGCCGGACCACGACCAGCTCATCCGCGTCAACAAGGACGGCCAGGCCGAGGGGACCGCCGTGCTCCGCCCGGTCTGGACCACCGGCTACACCCGGGAGTTCAGCCAACAGGAAATCGACGGGCTGCTGGGCAACCTGGTCGCCGCGTTCGGCACGGTCAACGCCCAGCCGTTTAAGGTCTTCCCGGCGGGGACGCTCCTGTTCCAGGGCCTCTCGATCGAGCAACAGGCGACCGGCCGCTACGCCGCCCGGTACGAGTTCGGCTATCGACGCAACGAGGCCGGCGTCCCGGTCGGCGACGGCATGAGCGCTGATGTCGCGGGCTGGGACTTTCTCGAGATCAGCCCAACCGCCGACTTCGACGACGCCCTGGGCATCGTCGTCGCGCGTGCGGGCTGGTACTTCGTCCATCGGCTCTATGAGTTCGTCGCCTGGGGCGACCTGGGGGTCTGATGCCGTGGCCAAAAGTCCATCCCGGCCAGCCGATCGCCATCCCGGCGTCACTACAGAACCGCCTGATTGATCTGGCCGCCGTCGGCCCCGCCGCCTACCCCGGGAGCCGCACCCCGCTGGGGTTCGAGGTCTCAGGGACGATCGTCCTGGCCCGAAATCCCACCCAGATGCCCATCCCGGCCTACGGCGTGGCCCGCGCGACGAGCGCGGCGGTCGACCCCGAGGAGCAACTCGGCCAGTTCCTCACCCACCTCTGCCTGGCTCTCGAGCCCGCCGACGCGGACAACGCGGGCGCGCCCATCGTCATCGCCCAGCAGCAAATCGAGGCCGGCGGCGTCGGCCCGGTCCTGATCGCCGGCATGACGCCGGTCCGGGTCCAGGTCCAGGACCCCGGGGACCGCTACCTGGGCCTCTCGGAGATCGAGGCCTGGGCCGTAATATCGAGCCCCACCCCCGGCGAGATGCGGCAGGTCTACCGCCGACCCGGGGAGGGCACCCAGTGGGCCTACGCCCTGCTCGGCGGCGGCGGGCTGGCCGAGGGCGACCCCAACGGAGGCGGGCTCGCCGAGTTCGGATTCGGGGGCATGATGCGGGCGATCATCGTCGGCGTCGCCCCGCTGGCCACGGACCGCTGGGAATACGAGTGCGTCCGGGCGGTCGGCGACCCCGACCCGGACCTCTGGGCGGCGATGACCGGGTTCGAGCCGTTACTCGCGACCAACCCGCTCGAAGGCGGGGACGCGACGCACCTCTGGTCCGGCATCGCCCGGGAAAACCTGCAGGGGTTCGATCCCGTCCCGCTGCGCATTGGGGCCCCGGTCCTGCTCTCGCTGATCGAGGGCGCCTGGTACATCACCTCCACGCCCCAGGCCGTTGACGGCGAATGCGGGGGAAGCTGATGGACGCCCGCCGCGCCTGCTGCTGCGACATCGGGCCCTGCTGGACCGAGGTCTCGTTCCCGTCCTGCGAGGCCGGCCAGCCGCCGAGCTGGCACGCCTCGGTCCGGACCAGATGGCAGGTCGTCGCCTGGTCCGCCGAGTACCACGATTGGCTCATGGAGCTCGGCGGTCTGCCGCCCGGCGCCGGGCACGGCATCTTCGGCTACGCCCTCTCAGCGGACCCCGCCGCCCTCACCGAGGCCGCGATCATCGCGCGATACGGCCTCGCCGGCCACGACCAGGTCGGGTTCGGCTCGGTGGTCCAGGCCTTCGCCGTCCCGGTCAGCCCGATGATCTGGGCCCGGTCGTTCGCGGCCCGGACCGACACCAGCCTCGGCCTGGCGAACGCGCCGCAGATGCGGGCGACCACGGACAACGCCAACCTCATCGGCGCGCCCGGCCCGCACTGGACGATGCTCGGCGACACCGTCGCGTGCCAGGATCCCCCGCCGCCGGGGTTCACGGGGACGCTGGTCTCCTCGCCGACCTCGATCGTCTGGGAGTCCATTTTCACGGCCGCGGGCGGGTCGCCCCAGTCGACGCGAGGCTCGACGACGCTCAGCCCCCAGGTCCTTTTGGCGGATTTCATTGGCGACGACAGCGGGTTCCGCTGTTCGGACTACCCCGCGGCCGCGGCGGCGCCCGACGGCGTCGCTGAGTTCATGGCCCGAGACCCGCTCCGACGCCCCGGATGCTGCGGATGAGAGGACCCAGATGAAGATGACCAGCTATTACGAGATCGACCTGGGCCTGGCCAGCACGCTGGCGATCCCGGTGCCGCTCAACGCCAACTACGGGAGCTTCCAGGCCCTCAGCCTCGGCGCCGACCCGACCACGATGTCCCTGGCCGTCCGCCGGAGCCTCGGCGCCGATCCGGCCTCGGCCGTGGAGTTCGGGACGCCCGTAGCGGTCGACCCCTCGACCCGAGCGATCGTCGGCCCGGTGGACCTGCGGGACACCGGTCACCTGTTCATCAGGCCCGCATCGACCCAGGCCGGCAAGCGGTGCCGCCTGGTCGTCCTGTTCACCGATCGGGAGTAGACCATGGCTGCGGAGTTCCTTGACATCAACGCGACCTCGATGGCGGTCGGCAACTGGAAGATCGCCAACGGCACGGCCGGATCCGGGTTCGCCGACGGGGCCGACCTCACCGTCCAAGGCGGCGGCGAGCCGATCGTCTCCAATGTCGACTGGTCCAGCCTGACCGACGGGCCGAACCAGTTCAAGGTCGCGCCCGCGCGGACCGGCGACCTCGGGACCGCGTCGGCGCCGGTCAAGTTCGACTGTGACCAGGGCTCGACTCCGCAGATCATCGACCACGGCGGCTCGGGCACCTTCCACTGGCAGGGGGCCGCGACCCGGGTCTCGGTCGACAAGGGCGCGGGCGGCGGGTTCCACCAGCTCGGCGGCACCGTCGCCAACTACGAGCTGGTCGGCGGGCAGCTGACCGTCGAGAACGCCGGCGTCGTGACCAATGTCCTGCAGATGGGCGGGCAGAGTTACTTCGGCTACAACGCGACGGACATCACCAAGCTCGAGATCTGGGGGGGCGTGGCCGAGGTCCGCCGATCCGGCGTGATCCACGCCTACGGCCGGTGCCGGATCATCGTCGACATCGACCCGGAGGACGACGACGCGCCGGCGCTCGAGATCAATATGCACCACCCAGAGGCCGAGCTTGAGGTCCGCAACTGCACAACCATCCCGGTCGTCCGGCGCTACCGGAGCCGCATCGACCTGACCAGGAGCCGCAAGCCGATCACGAACTTCGGGGCCACGACGCATATCGCCGGACCCGAGCATTTGAACGCACTGGTCTACGACGCAGCCCGGCACACGGTCAGCGCCTACACCCCGATCGGCGGCGGCAAGCGATCGGTCGGCGGGCCGATGCCCACGGGCCTCTGATAGACCTGCGAGCCGAAAAGATCGGCCTGGTCTAGTGGGTCGACGCCCGCCGGGTCCCCCGACGCCTGACGCCGATCGAGATGAGCGATCCGCTGCGGCGGGAGCCGGTTTCCCGGGCCTGGGCGGTCCCCGAGCCGGTCGACCCGGGCCCCAAAGTCCTCCGGCTCCTGAGACGCGGCAGAACAGATCCTGCGGGCTCGGACCGAGGGAGGCCGGTTTACAAATTCCCGAAGTTATCAACCGGCCTTTGACAACACCACCCGTTCCGGTGGTTTCTGTCAGCCCGGTAGGCTGAATCGCGGCTCCGTGGGGGCCGGAACACCCCGCCGCCTCTAGACTGGGGCATGAACGAGCCGACCGAACGCCATCTCTCGATCCAGTGGCCGCGCTATGCCCTCAAGGTCAAAACCAGGGGCGTGCTGAGCTGGGGGGACTTTATCGCGATCGCGGGCGCGGTCTGGCTGGGCAACAGCCTCTCGGGCCTGGGCCAGGTCCTGATCGCCGGATGGCTGATGACGCGTTGAGACTCGCCCGCCGCGATATTTTCGGGCCGAGTGACGATCAGCTTCCCAAGCTGAATGTCGTCGGTTCGAGTCCGATCACCCGCTTTCCCGAGGCCGAAGCCCGCCCAACCGCCGGAGTCGACCGAGGGACCGAGAAACGGCCCGATTCTCGGGAAAAACGGGCATGGCGAGGCGCGTTGAACGCCGAGCCATACCCACGCGCCACAGCCCTCCGGGGCGGGTCGGCCTGGTAAGCCGGCTGGGCGCGTGGGGCGCCCGGGGGCGGCCCACCGGCCGCCTCCGGGTTATCCACAATCGCCCTCACCCCTTGACCGAGGCCCCCGGGCCCAGTAGCGTCTTACCGGCGGCTCACCAAGCCGCCGGCGACGCGGGGCCCTGATCCCCGACCCGCGGCGCGTTCAACAGGGGTATCGGCGGTTGGGACCATGTCAGCGGTCGCGACAACCCGCGCACCCCGCGCCACCGGCGCGGCGACGCCGGATTTCCCGAGCCCGGTCTGGGCGGGGGACGAACGCGTGGCAGCCTCGGGCTTCATGGAGCCCGAACACCCCATCACCGCCCACCCCCTGACCGTTGAAGTCCTGATCCTCAGGTTCCTCGGGCACGCCTCGGAGTATTACGGGGCCAGCCGCGAGGCCAAGAACCTCCGATCGACCCTGGGCAAGCTGCTCAGGTTCGCTGCCGACCAGCCCGCGGACCGGTTCCGGGCCCTGGCCCTGCAGACCTGGCGGGAGACGCTCGTCGACGAGGGTTTGAGCCGGGGCTACATCAACCGCTGCGTCCGCCACGCCCGGCGGTGCTTCGCCTGGGGCGTCGCCCAGGAGCTGGTCGACCCCTCGACCCTGGAATCCCTGCGGGCCGTCCCGGGCCTCCGGGCCGGGCGGACCCGGGCCGTCGAGCCCGCGCCCGTCCGCCCGGTCTCGCCCGAGACGATCCTGGCGACGCTCCCCCACCTGACCCGCGACATGCGGGACATGGTCGAGCTGCTCCGCCTGACCGGGGCCCGGACCGGGGAGATCCGGCGGATGCGGTCGGGGGACATCGACACCGGGCGGGCGGACGGGGTCTGGGTCTACCGACCCGACGGGCACAAGACGGCCCACCACGGCAAGGCGCGGACGATCCCGCTCGATGAGCCCTGCCAGGCGATACTGCTGGACCGCCTCCGGCCGTTCGCCCCCGGCGCCCTGCTGTTCGCGAGCCCGAGGACCGGGCGAGCCTACGCCGAGAGCAGTCTGCTGCAGGCGGTCCGACGGGCCTGCCTCGCGGCCGGGATCCCGCCCTGGCACCCGCACCAGATCCGGCACCGCGTCCTCACCGAGGCCCGGGGCGCGATGCCCCGCGACCCGGACGCCTGGCGGGCCCTTGCCGGGCACTCCCAGCTCCGCACGACGGAGGTCTACGCGATCGCCGACGAGGAGCGGGCGATCCAGGCCCAACGAGAGATTCGGCGGTTCGTGCCGTCGTAAACCGTCTCCGGCGTGCCCCCACCGGGCCGACGGGGATTGCCGCATCACACCTGCACCACATCAGGGCCGACACCCTCTGAGGGCCGCATGGACGCACGATCCAAAGCCTCGATGACCCGATTCGCGATCGAGACCGGCGCCGAGCTGGGGCTCACGCCGGCGGCCCGCCTGCTTCTGGGCGTGCTGGTCGCGATGAGCTTCCCGCACGACGACGGGGACGGGTGGGCCGTCGAGGCCAGGGCTACCGCCCTGATCCGGCACTCGGGCCTGGGGCGGAGCCGGATGTTCCAGGCTCTGGCGGAGCTCGGCTCCCGTGGCCTGCTTCGACGCACCCGAACGGGGCGTGCGTCGATCTATCTCCTGACGATCGGGAGTGCCATGCAGACCCACAACGTACCGCCGCAGGAGCCCGATCGTGTACCTTACATCTTCGCGCCCGATGTCCACGCGTCCGGACATCAGATGTCCACGCGTCCGGACATCAGATGTCCACGCGTCCGGACATCAGATGTCCAGCCGTGCGGACATCAGTCGCCGTTATACCTCACTGTATCTAACAAGACTTCTACCACCACCACCATCAGGGCGGATGGTGGTGGTGGTGGGGTTCGATCTACGCGCTCGGAGCCGGAGCCCGTCCATCACGGGGCCGGTCTCGACGGCAACGCCGCGGTCTGCTACGAGCTGATCGTCCGCAAGCCCGAGTGGTACGGACGCTCGGACTGGATCGACCCACGGACCGCCAGGGAGCTCGCCTGCCTGACGCTGACGACCCCGACCGTGGTCCGGGCCGCCCTGGCGGCCGGACGCGCCAGGCGGGATTCTCTGCGGCCTGGCGGGGTTCCGGGCTGGGTCATCTCCCGGATCCGGGAACCGAGCTTCTTGGATATCGAAGCCGAACGTAGGCGACAGCGGGAGCAGGCGGAGCGGGACCGGATTTCCGAATCCGCATCCGAGCGGCGCCGACGGGAGCGCGAGGCCGAGCTGGCGATCGCCCAGGAGGCGGAACGCCAGGCCGCCGCCCGCGTCGAGGCACTCGGCGAGGAGGGCCTCGACGCGGCCATCGAGGCGTTCGCCCGGACCACCGACTCGAACTGGTACCGGGACCTGCTTTGGTCCCGCACGACCGAGGAGCGGCGCCGCCTGGTGCTCTCCCGCGGCCTTCTCGAGCGCGTCCTGGAGGCCGCCAGCCAGGAGGATGCCCCATGAAACTCGGCCGCGATGGAGATCGTGCGGATCGGCTGGTTGAGCGGGCCCGGGAGGTCGGGCGCAACATCCGCTGCGAGGGCTGCACGATCTGGGCCTGCCAGATCGAGCCTCTGCTCTCCGCGCTCGCCGACGAGCTGGAGAGGACCCAGCGGCGGCTCAGGGCCGCGCAGGCCAAGTGGGGCGCGAGATGAACCCAGTCCAGCCGGCGGAGTGGCGGTGGATGTCGCCCGAGGACCGGGTCGACGCGATCGCCGGCGACCATGAGCCCGTCCTGGTGCTCTGGGACCAGGGCGGGGGGATGTTCCGGGTCGAGACCGAGTCGGGCGAGCGGTGGTCGGTCGAGTCGTTCCGGATCGGCCCGCTTTGCAGCGATATCGAGTTCCTGCCCAGCACCTGGCGGCGCATGGCCTCCAGGGCCGAGCAGATCAGGAGGCGCATGCCATGTTCATCGTGACGGAGCGGTTCTGTGGGTACGAAGCGAGCTACACGGATTCGCGTCGGTTCTTCGACCCGGACCAGTACCACGCGCTGGCCGCGGCCGCGGCCGACGCCCGGATGGGCCTGGTCCTGGACCGCCTGCTCGAGAGCGAGCTGGCCCTGGCGGGGGCCGGACGGGGGGCGGCATGAGAACCAAGTGCATGACCCTCACGCACGACGAGATGCGGGCGATCAGCTGCCTGGGCAACGCGTCCTGGGACGAGTCGTACCTGACCCAGCTCCTGGTCTGCACCGCCCAGGGTCGACTGGTCATCGGCAACCGCTTCCTTCTCTACGCGACCCCGTGCCCGTTCGACCTGGGATCATCGATGCACACGATACCCCGCGTCTCGGGCTACATCGTTGACGCCCTGGGCGCGATGATGGCCCGGCCGACCGATCCGATCGGCATCGAGATCCCGGACGGGCTCGGGGAGCCGGACTACACGACCGTGGAGAACGGGCCGCGATTCAGCGTGATCTTCAACCTGGGGCATGATCATTTGGGGCAGACGCGTTTCGTGCGGCTCTCGAACTGGTACCTGGCGATTGCCCGACTGCTCGGCGTTCGCCGTCTGGTGCCGATTGATCCGGGGCAGCTCGACGGCGCCTGGACCGGCGTCCCGGTCGGCCGGCCCGGGAGCCTGGTCATCATCATGCCCATGCACCCGACACCCAGTAACCCGCACCACGCGATCGAGGCGGAGTCGCTATGTCAAGCGTGACCTGGGGAGTACGCGAGAGCCGGCTGGTCCGCCGCTACCACCGCGATCGGAAGGCGGCCCATCACGACGAGATGGCGATCCTGCTGGCCGAGATGCACCACAGCCACGGCGGCGGGCCCTGGCCGACCATGCGGGTCGAGGCGGCCCTGAAACTCGCCGGCGAGCTCGGCACGACCTGGGAGACGATGGATCCCACGCTGGCGGCCATGGCCCTGTTCTTCCCTGGGGTCGACCCATCCAGGCTGGTCGTGCCGCGGCCCGTCCGGGCCGAGCTTGTCCGCATGCTCGCCGACAACGCCCGGGCCAACGCGAGGCGGGGGACCGCCGAGAAGGCGAGGCTGGCATGAAATCGACCTGGATGGCCTGGCTCGTTCACGACCGAGGCGACCCGCCCAGGTACCTCGGGTACGCGGAGGGGGGATTCCTGTTCGTCGACGACCCGTTCGCGGCGCTGCACTTCGCCAGGCCCTTCGACGCCGTTCGGCTCGTCGAGCCCGGCTGGGGCTACGGCCTGCATAACTTCTCTTTCGCCGACCGCACGCCCGATAGCAAAAGCACCACGAATCAGGAAACCAACCCATGAGCACGGAGACCGACAACAGCGTCGACACCATGTTCGCCAACCAGGCGAGCGAACTCCTCCGCGGCTCGGGCGTTCCGGCGGCCCGCGCGGATGAACTGGTCGCCCGGGCCCTCGCCAGCTCGAAGGGCATCATCGGCATCATCGCCGGCAGGGTCGTCCGCGTCGTGGCCGGGGGATGCGGCGAGCCCGGCACGCCGGGGGCAGTGGGGGGGGCCGAGGCCCCTGAGCCCGGCGGGGCCCATACCCCCCCTGCTGGGTCCTCCGACGAGGTCCCAGAGCAGACACCCCCACGGGAAGAGCAGTAAACTGGAACTGACTTTCTTTCATAACACCCCCTGTTCTGGTGTTATTAGATATAGACGGAGCGGAACATGGCAGCGACTCACATCCTCAGCAACGCAGACTGGGCTATAAAGACCGGCGCGGTGATCGCGGACCTCGGATTCCCAGAGCCCGCGGCGACGCAGGCGACCTTCACGACCGCGCCCGGAGACTCCGCCCTCCTGCGAGCCGCTCCGAACGGCGAGGTCGCGCTGGCATTGACCGGGGCGGCCACGGCGGCGGGTACTGGTCTCGGCATCCGTCCGTTTAGCGACGCCGAGGTAGATTCCTGGGTGAACGCCTCGGGCAAGTGCGCGAGGATCCGGCAGCGGGTCATCTTCGAGAAGGGCACGAACGACGGAGTCTCCGCGTCGTTCACGGCCCGGATTGTCTTCGGGACGACCACCGGCACACGGTTTACGCACACCTACGGCGGGGCGACCGCGAACAACGACGGGGCCCACCTGCACCTGACCGCCGTCAGCGCCGCGAGCAACTACGCACCGCGCAGGCTCAAGTGGAACGCGGTCCACCTGATCGACACCTGGCTCGAAAACCTTGATGGCACCAACTACCGGATCCTCACCTTCATCGACGGGCAGTTCTTCAGCTACTACACCACCACCACGGCGACGCAGGTTCGCGGCCACATCCGCTGCGTCTGGGACGGCGCACTCGGCTCGGGCGGGACGCCGACCCACTGGATCAACTGGCTCGGGATGCAGGTGGACACCTTCGACTCCGGGGGATTCGACGGCAACTGGACCGGGATGGCCGAGGTCGATTCGGGCGGGCGGTACGACCTGCCCGAGTACGGCGACGACTCGGTCGCGACGATGCACGGGCTCCGGCTCGCCGCCGCGACCTCGCAGGATCTGAGCATTTCCGCCGGGCTGTTCGCGTTCGACGCCTGCTGGGACTGGCCCGCCGGGGTGGATCTCCTCGGACTCGCGGGTACGCTGATCGCCGTCACCGATCTGGACTTCGACGCCTCGCTGGCCGGATCGCCCCGCTACAACTGGGCCTCGCCAGCGGGCACGGTGCGATCGGTGACCCACCGCCGACCCCGGGCGAACGGCAAGTCCTGCCTCCGCATCCCGATCAAGCAGTTCGGCGACTCCCGCCTGGACATCACGCTGCACGCCGCCGACGGCACGCCCGAACTCGGCATCCGGATCCCCGAGGGCGCGACCGACACGACCCTCCGGCTGCAGTATCACGACGGATTCGCGTGGCAGGTCGTCAACACCGGCATCCCGATCGTCCGCACGGCGGGTTACATCGTGCAGCTCTCCTTCGTGCAGGGCGAGCCCGTCGGCGTAACGGTCAACGATCTCTCGGTCGAGGGATCGACCGCCGCACACCTCAAGGCGTGGACCGATGACGGCACCGTCTTCGCCGGGCTCCCCGCCGAGACGGGCTACATGCAGATCGCGGCGACGCTGAATGTCGAAAGCGCCACCGCGTTCAGTTGGTGGGGCCCGCAGTACGCGGCCTCT